AGGCACTAAACCGCTGACGAATGATGTGCGTTTTACGCCTGATAAGCCGTTCAATTTTCAGGTAACGCCGAACATTAAATACGGCGAGTTGACATTAAACCAAGAGGCCAGAAGATTTAATAAGCAATATCAATGCGATACGGCGCTGATGCTTTGCCAGTTTGCTGAGCGTGCACGTACGGCGTTTGGCAACAAGCCAGTAGTAATTACAAGCGGCTACAGGCCAGCGAAGATCAACGCTGAAGTTGGCGGATCTGCCAGGTCGGAGCATTTGTACGACGCAGCAGATACGGGCGCGATTGATTGGTTTATCGAAGGCGTGAACACCTATGAGCTGCAGAATTGGGCTGATGCTCACTGGCCATATTCGCTTGGATATGGTGCGCCCTCATTTATCCATCTTGGAATTCGGCCAGGACGTCCTAGAGTCCGCTGGAACTACGGAGCCTGAATGCTGCTGCCTGATTCGGAGATTCGCGCACTGTGCCAAAGCCATGCGCTGATTCATCCGTTTGATCCTGAGCGCCTTAACCCGGCTAGCTATGACGTGGCCTTGGGTGACAACATCATGCTTGAGGTAGCGGAAACACCAGAGCTGATCAGGCACAGCATTGCCGGCCATACCAAGGAAGATCCGTATTGGCTGCAGCCAGGTGAATTCATCCTTGCCGAAACGGAAGAGATCTTCAACCTTCCCGATGATCCGGCGATTGCTGCGCAGTTTGTACTGAAATCAAGCCGCGCTCGTTCTGGCATTCAGCACATGCTGGCCGGATTTTGTGATCCTGGGTGGCACGGCAGCAGGCTGACGCTTGAGCTTAAAAATGTACGCCTGAAACACAAGGTTGCCTTGTGGCCTGGTCTGCTAATTGGTCAAATGTTCTTCATGCCACTTTCTGACAACCCTGAGCGGTCCTATGCCGAGATTGGTCATTACAACGGTCATACAACCGTCATGCCATCTTGGGAAACATTTAAGGGTTCCGTTGTTGTAACTCCCTAGATTTAGTTGGGAGATGGATCCGACCGCTCAGAGCCAAGGCTGGGCGGTTTTTTATTGCTCAGTGATCTGGCCCTTGCTCGTGTCGTAGTTCGTTGGGTAGATCAGGGCTCTGCAGAAAATGTATAGAAAATTCCTGGTAACCACGCTGGTGAGCCCATAACTGAACGGCGCCAACTGTGCGGAATGGCCCGACCCGTGTTCTGTCAGGCAGCTTGATGTAGTAGTTCATATTGGTGGTCATGGCTACCGTTTAAGAAATCAGTGGCTACCGCGTGGTTGAGCACATTGATGGCACCGAGCTTGTCCGCAAACGTGATGCAAAGCGAAGGTTCCGTGATCAGGTGTTATTGCACTTTAATTATCACTGCGCATATTGCTTTGAACCATTAGGCAGGTCGCCAACGCTTGACCATGTGCTGCCAAAAGCCAAAGGTGGCACGAGCGAAATGAATAATCTTGTGGCTTGTTGCTTCGGTTGCAATATGAGTAAGGGACACAAGGACTGGAGGGTTTGGTATAGAAGTTTGCCGTTCTGGTCAGAGATTGGCGAGGCAAGGATTATGGATTGGATCAATCGAGAATAAAAAAGCGGCTGATGCCGCAATGGTTCAAGTTGTTGTCATCTGGTGTATGTAAATTTGCGCTTGCCAGAGATCACTGGAATACCTACACATCCCTTTGTAGCAACTGCGGTAGTACATCTCACCGCCATCGGCGGGTTCAAGGGTTTCGATATAACTGCCGTCGTCAAATTCAGTCTTGCTCAGCACTATCGGTTCCATCGTCATACAGGTGGCATTGGGCAGCGAACTTACCGTAGGCGGTTTGCTTGGCTTCGGGGAATTCAAATTCGCAGCCATTACCGCCGTTGTTGACGCGTAATACAGACCAATGACAGCAATCCCAGCAGCTCAGGTGCGTCAACGCAGGTGGATCGAGCTGTTCGTATTGTTGGCCTTTTTTAATGCTTTGGTAAATATTGTGAGCCCGAACAAAGGCGGTCTTCAGATTTGCGGTCTGAAGGTCGATAACGACAAAGGCACCGCCTTGTTTAGGCAACTTGACCTTGGCACGCCAATTTTCAACGAGCGTTCGCCGTTCTAAAACAACTCGGCCGTTGAAAAGGTTGATCATTTCATTCGTCTTCGCCGTAGGACGGCATATGGAACAGCCGCTCTAGGTTGAAATGATCTGGTGCCATCTCGTCGGGTTGTTGGCCTTCAACGCACGGATCGTTGAGATCGCGCACGATGTAGGTCACCGGCGTATGACGCAGCCTGACTTGAATAGTGCCGACACGCTTACTGCGAGCAAGGACGTTAAAGCACCAATTTTCAAAACGATTGAGGAATGGAACTTTGACGGCCATGTTTAGTTGCGTGGCAGTAGGTGACTTGTCAGAACGGTGATAGCAGTATCAGCGTACCGGTTAGCCAGCTCACTGTCAGTAACACCAAGAGCACGGATGAGATCAGCGCGAAGCACGCTGTAATCCAAGTCACGAATAGTTCCGGCAACGTCATAGGCAAAACGCTCCCACACACCCGTGTAGGTGTGATCAGTGCTGTACTGCTGGTAGAGGGTTTCCATGAAATCAGCGCGGCGCTGGTCAAGTTCAACACGATTCAGCATGGGTTTTGGCAATGGTGAGTGCTTCTGATCTTGTGTCGCAGAGTGGACCACGCCATACGGCTGTGCCATCCCAACACCACGGTTCAAAGGCTGAGTTGAGACCATAACCGACCCAATCAGCTCCGTAGCAGTAATGCCTTGGGCTGTCATATCGGTTGGCTTCCGCCTTGATCGGTGCCATTGGCTATCGGGCAGTTTGCCTGTTGATAGCGGATGAATGGCTGTAGTGCAGCGTGCATACGGGCGTAGTGATCAATCGTGTGATTGTTGAACCGTGGCGCCCAGTATTCGGCAAGGCACTGTTGAAGAATGGTCTGGATTTCGGCTGTAGAGGGAACAGGCTGCGGCGAATTCGGGTTCATCTATGGCCTCTGGGAAACCGTAGGAGCATTCGCCACGTCGATATTCGATGCAGTTGTGGCAGTGTTTGGCATTGGCAAGGCGTGATTTTGGGATGCTGTTTTTAATGCGAACTGGAATACGCGGAATGTTTGGTGCAACATCTTTGTATGCCTTGCCATTGCGTATTAAAGAAATCGCCTGCCGAGTTACACAAAATTCCTGCCCCAAAGTGTGATTGTCTTTGTCGGACTGCAGGATGTAGATAATGTCAGCAGGCGAAAGTTTGGCGTTGTGGGGGCGTGCCATTAAAAGCGAGGAAGCTTTACCTCACTATGGCGATCAGGCGTTAGCCATTGCGGTTCGCGGTAGTGCGTGCCCCATGTTGCGTGGGCGAGTTGTTTTGCTTCGGTGAAGCCGCAGGCCACCACCCAGTCGTAGATGTTGATTGACGGAATGGTGAAGTAGAAACGGCGTGGTTGTGGTTGGAGTTGAGTTTTCATCGTTGTTCAATTGGACGCTTGGAGAGATAAAGCTGAGAAACTTGGTAACTGGCGCCAGTTGAGAAGCTTTGAACGATGTAGGTAGGCCATGAGCAGCCTTCTACCTTGGCTATCACCGTTGCCTCTACTTGTGGCCAGCCACGGACGTAACAGGGCATACCGGGATGGAAACGCCACAGGTCACGTTCAGCTCTGACGCCGCGTGAATTGGGCGACATTTTGTAGGTCTTTTGACTGAGCGGAATAACAGGCGCGACCATACCGGCGCACTGGGCGGAAAGAACAACAAGGCTCATTTTGTGGTGACGTAGATGGCGCGCTGAGTGCCGCTGTGTTCAGCGGTTTTAAGGGTTAGACCGTCGTGAATGATGACGCCGAAGATTGCTGCAGGCAGGACAAACAGCAGCAGGTTGTAAACGGTGTTTTTCATGGTGTGGTGTGGGTTGTCGGTTGGCCAGGTCGCCCCGGTTGCGTGAATGGTAGCGGCTATTTGGGCGGAGTAAACCCCGAAAACAGTGCTGTTGCAATTTGTGACGTAGACACGGCCTCTAGCGTGAATGTGCTACCGCCACTGCCATGGATCACGAAGCATGGGATTGGATGACTCTTAAGGCCGATCCAACCTCCCAATTCAACGTAGAAAAAGAGGCCAGACGCTTGGAGAACACCCCCAACGCCGGCCCCATTGCCGCTCAGTTGTACAGAGCATGGAACATGCAGCAAACGCTGCTGCAGCAGGCAACCAACCGAATCGCAGCCCTAGAGCTGCAACTGATGAAAGATCAAGCAGATGCCTGAACGTTCTTCCAAGTCTTGCCGTACTTGATCAGATTCACGGTGGTGAAGTGCACCCCGTAGTCGTCAGCAATCTTTTGTGCTGATTCGTTGCCGGCGGCAAGGCGAGCTTTGATCTCGGCCACCTTCTGTTCGTTCAGTGCACCACGCTTGCGCTTGGCCTTACGGCGCTTGCCGACAACAGACGGTGCCTCTACAGCTTCAGTCACGGCCTTAGGTTGAGCGACGCCACCAGCCTTGATGACCTGAGCAGTTTCAATCAGGCGCTGGATTTGACCCAAGCGATTGTTCAGCTCAACGAGTTGGGAATCGGTAAGGATGATCATGGTTGACATCAGAAAGAGGATTCAGGGGATTCGGGCTTGAGCGGTGTAAAGGAGCCCTTATTACCCCACTTTCCGCCCCACAACGAAAAACCGATTTGCTCGGTGTATTCGTCTTTGCCGGTGTAAACGCGGATCTTCTGGCCTTTGGCTTCCGCCTGTTCGGCCATTGTCATCAGGTAGCTGGCAGCGGCCATGGCCTGCTCTGAGGTGAAGTCCACCACGATGTTTTCCTCGGGTGACTTGTCACTTTTGCGGTTGCGATTTTCCTGGATTCGGAATTTCGCCGTGAAGGCAATATCAGCCATGAGTAGCTAGGAAGGTTGAGATGATGTGGCGAAGGGCTTGATTGATGTTCTGCCCTGATTTGGCGCAGTAAGCCCTTAGTTGACGGTGGAGATCAGCCGGAAGTTTGGCCGCTACACAAAAGCGGTTTTTCTTGCGGTTGATTTCCTCTGCGGATCTGGGCTGTCGCCCTGTCATACGGGATTTTCGGCGATGTACTTCTCAATGAATTCCTTGTGTTCGGGGAATTGGATGCGGTCGGCAATGCGCGGCGCCATGATCTTGAACTGCTTTTTGAAGGCAGCAATGAGATCGTCGCGTTTGTCGTATGCCTTGACCATGGCCTTGACTTCCTCGACCTGATCGTCCGTAAGGAAAGTGATCTTGGATTCAGGCTTGGCTTTGGCCTTGGGCTGAGTGTCCTGCACTTGGGACGGTTCGGCCTTGGGTGCTTCCTGCTGTAGTGCAGGTTTGGTATCACGGTGCGGATTTTCTACTGGCTCCCGCGCCCAGAGCTGCCAGCCAAGACCAAACTGAGCAGCAGCAGCGGTACAAAGACAACGGCGGTGCGCATCGGTGAGATCACGGGCTGTGACCTTTTCAAACGCAATCGCGTTGTTGCGGTTGTCCATAACCGCCTGAGGGAAATACGGCGTTTCGTGGCCGCTGGCGTGCTCAAAGAACCCGACCACATAAGCGGTTCCGTCGGGAGCTTTCCATGCGTGGCCTGTTTCGTGATGAGCCTGTAAAGCGAACTGCCAGCCAGGCGCATGATCGTGGAGTAGGTGGGAGACGCGACACCAGTTGATGTAATCAGCGGCGTAGGAGCCTGTGCCTTTGGTCGATACATCAGCCTGAGTGATCACATCCCCGAGGTTGGGGTAATCAGTCATAAGCGTGCGGTGATGTGTGGTGATCGGAGAGGACGGGGCTTCGGACCCATCTGGAGTATACCCTTAAATTTGAGATACGACAACCCAGTGGTAGCCGCCTGCTCTGTGCCCGTGCTTGGCTGATGCATAGATGGCAGACGGGTCAACAAACACCTCTCTGGCCGCCGCTCTGTAACTCTTGTAGATATTGCCAGTCTCCACACACCTGACCGTTGTTGGGTTATAGCGATTCGGTAGATGCACCTTGGGCTGCGCCATGATCAGCTCAACAAGCTTGCGATCTTCAAGCGCAACAAACAGGCCATCTTGATTGAAGTGCCTGAACAGTTGCGGGTGCTTGCGTGCGAAACGCCTCAGCTCTGCGCGGCTTACAAACCAAGGCTGATTTGGGTGGTCTGATTCGCGTTCGGCCCTCAAGCCCTTTTTCACCAGCTTGTAAACCAAGTGCCGAGTCGTATCAAACATCTCCGCTAACTGATTCAGCTTGTACCAGTCCAGCTCCGGCATCAAAGGAATGCCAAGCAACCGCAATTTGCAACGAAACGCGGCCTCTGATCGCTTGGGGAATCCACGCTCAGCCGCCATTCGGCAATACGTCATGTACAACCGCTTCGGCGGCATTGAGATGCTGAGCTGTTCAATAATGTCCAGTTCACCTTTGACCCAACGCCTTGCATTTCTGCTGACATAGCGACGATGGCAAAGCGCACTGCAGGTCAGTCGTTGACTTTTGTGATTTCCCTTCAAGATTGGGATAACAAAGACTGACTGGCAAACGACGCATTCCCGTCGATTCTTTGATCCTTTCACAGTGGGTTGATGGTAATCAGTGCGCCTGGCAATTCGCCCTCGTTGGTGTAGACCTTGTTGCAGATCAAATTGACAACTTGTGAATCGTCTTTGATCAAGACGCCTGTGATGCCATCAAGCGTTGACCTGCACAGTTTGTCCAAATCGGGCTTGGTGCTTTTGTAGAACGGAGCCTTTAATTTCAGCTCGCCCTTGCTGTTGTAATGCGCCTTGGGCCGGTTGAACAGGAAAGTGATCTGCACTGAAACCTGTCCGTCGGTCATAGCCTCGCCGGTTGCAAGGGCTGCCTGGCTGACAGCAAAACGCCATGGCTTGACCTTTGCTGATGCTTCAACCATTCGCCCGTTGCCAACGTGTCGTTTGCTGCCTTGCGGGGCGGGTTCAATGCCCTGAACGGCAAACTTCATTTCGTATGGCTCAGGCAACGCGCTAAGTGATCAACTGGCGTGCTCAACGTAATGCCGGCAACGTCAGGACGCTTGGAGAGCAGCCAGAACAAAAACCGCGTCTGCCACGTCAGGTTGTACAGGTTGTACGGATTAGCCATTGGATCGAATCAGGCAGTTTTCTAGGTGAATCTTTTCGCGTGCGGACTTGTAGTACAGACTGCGTGCCTCCTCCTTGGGGTCAACGGTCAGTAGGTAGCTCGCAAGCTCAGCAACGGCATTGGTGTATTGCTCTGGATCCCATAGGTCATATTTGGCCAAGATGGCTTCGATCTGATCGTCTATGGGAGAGCCAGCCATCAGAACTCTGCCTTTGGCAGCGTCACTCTCCAATATTCTGTTTCGCGCTTTGTGGCGACGCCTTCAAATTGCTCTAGCTGCTGCAGCTCTTTGACGGCATTGCTGTACTGCCAACTCGTGCGTGTGCAGCGGGATACTTTGATTCCGTGAGCACTAAGGTTGCCGTCGTCATCCTTTAGATCGTCTAGGTCACCTGTGGTGTACATCAGGGCTAGATCCTCCATAAGGCGATCAAGGATTTCCTGATGGCGGGCGATTTCGATCTTGGTGCTGGCAATGACGCCGAGCAGTGATTCGGGGTTTTTCATGGCAAGAAAAGAAAAGCCCCCGAAGGGGCTGGTGATCAGAACAGAAGGCCGAGGCAGAAGCTGATGGCCGCAATCCATAGCGCGATGGTGACCTGTTCCCTGGATTCGTTCACCTGTTTCTCAAGTGTTGTGGTGGTGCCGGCCTGCTCGGTAATCAGCTCAAGCAACTGAGCCTTTGTAGCGCGGTTAAGGTTTGTCATTTGGGTCTGTGTGTAGTGAGGGCATCGCTGCCCACATGGAGTATACCCCTAAGCGCAAGGCCCGTCAATCCTGTACGGCAACCCAGGCCAGCAGCGCCGTCACGCCAAGCAAACCAACGCCAATCAGCGCCATTACTGGCCACACAGGATCAGTCATTAGAACTCCGGCGCGTTCAACATCAGAAACGCATCCCTAGCGCCCTGCCACTCGATCACTGCCTCATCCACATCCACCTTCTGCAGCGTCGTACTGCCAGGCCGAGACCACAGCACACCAGCCTTTTGGATGTACAGCTTGGGCCAGTGCAGGCTCATCATCCCCAGGTAGCCGCCGAGCTGCGTGCTCACGTCATACGGGCTGGCATCAGGCTTGCCCTGCGTCTTCAGGTCAACCAACACAAGCTGTTGATGATCATCCTTACGGCGCAACAGGCAATCAAAGCTGCCGGCAATGCTGCGCTCTACATCGCACAATCGGTATTCACACGCGATGGCCTCATAGGTCTGCCAAACGGAATGGCCCAGTAACGGCTCAATCCATTCCGCGTATTCAGCAGGCCATTCGCCGGCGTCACCAGTCGTCAGAAAATCCTCCAACGCCTTGTGTACTGCCTTCCCACGTGGCTCCCAGATGTGCTTTGTCTCCATGATCCGCTTCATCGCCCACGCATCCTTCGTCCCCTTGCACACCTGCGTCACTGAATGATTCAGCCACTGCCCCGTCGGCTCGTGGTAGTAGCGGTGCGCTTCCTCGTTGAACAGGATCGGGAGTGGCTTCAACCACCGCGAAGTCTCTGGGGCTGACGACTTCAACGCGTTCTGCTGTTGTGGGCTCATCTCTGAGGGGATTGCGGTGAATTGGTGGTGTGAAACCGGGAATGCGCTTGGCATCCTCCATTGTGATGACCCAGCCTTGTGATGGCACGTCTAGGTCTTCCAGCGTCCAATAACCTGCGGCAATGCCACGGCGCAGCAGAGCGATCACCTCTGCCATATCAAATACTTTTTTCATTTCTGCGTAAGTATAAAAGTTTGCCAATATCTTGCAGGGTTATCACAATACATGCTCAGATCTTTTAGCTGGTATTGGATCTGCCTGCGAACAGACTTGAATTCAGCGAGCACCTCTTTTATATATAGATCAGATCGAGCAAGACGCGTCAACCTTGCCTCCATCTTTTTGGTTGATTCAAACACATGCTCGGCTTTGTCTCTGTACATTTTGATGTCCGAATCTCGCAAGTATTCAAGCGGCGGTATTGCAAGAATTTCTTCCGTCGCAATCCTGAAATCGAACAACTGATGATCAAGCCTTTCTTGATCCTTGATTGCTGCTACTGCTTTAATCTGCGAGACTTTTATAGGATTTTGATACTTGCCTTTGTCCGGTTTGAATACAGCAGCCATCCCACTAAAGCCACCATTTAATTTAACAAGCGCCCAAGATTCTCCGTGAATCTGAATAGTGTCTCCCAGCTTCATTCCATCAGCAAAAGATGAATTACTGCTTTGATGGCAAAAAATAATGTCTGTAGACCATCTGCAGTCACCGTCTTTTGTTCTACCGCAAACCGGACATGGCGTGCGTTTGCTTGATTGGTTGAATGTCATTTTTAGGCGATTAAAACAACTTGCTGGCGGTTTGGATCAGATTTGCCTCCACAGGCGTTCGCGCTCACTCTTGTCCCTTTCGGTCGCCGCCATCGGGTGAACGACGTACCGGGCGGCCAACGGGCTCTTGGGGTCATCAGCACCGACATTCGGGCAGAAGGTCAGGTACATGCCCTGATCGTCGTACTTGCCCATGGGATGCCCGTAGCAGGCGTCATTGGGTGCCTGGCGGCTGCTGGTGGTGAAGTACGACACGGCGCGGGTCTTGGGATCAGCCACCTGCCAGACGTACATGCCTTTGCTCTCAGGCGCGAATAGTTTCATAATGAGTCTCAGATTGGATTAACAAAGGCAGATCAGTCTTCCCGCCAGCAGCGGTTTTCCTCATCCCAGTACCGCCCGCTGCGCTGTGCCTTGTGCTCTTCCAAGTACACCTCGTACTTGCCGTCACGAAGCCAGCGAAACAGGTCAGGAAGGCTCCCTACAAAGTCACCGGAGGCCTTTCGTCGTTTCTGTTCGGCTATGGCGTTATTGACGGCACCCAGCAGGCGTTCTTCACCCTCCTCCTTGACGACCTTTTTCCATTCGTCAAACGCCTTTGGCTTGGACTGTGCTGAGACTCGCTCAGGAGCTGACTGGTAAGTTTTCCACAGGCAAGTAAACGCCTCGCTGTACTCAACCTTTGCCGATTTTTTTGGCTTTTTACAGCCTATTTCTTTTTTTGTGTCGCATTCTTTGGGCAAGAGCGGAAGATCCAAACAGCCATCAAACCCAACAGCCGAAACAGCCTTCCCTTCGCTGGAAGGTTGCTGAGGCGTTAAATCCTGAACCTGCTTCGGTGTGGAGTTACCTAGAGGTGGTGTCCCCGCACCGACACGGTACGCGGGTAGCTTAGCGTCCCTGTCAATACCTATCTCCAGTAAATAGGCGCAAAACATAGGCAGGGACAGGGTTCTCGGCTTGAAACGGGCTAGGTCTTCGGCTAAATCATCGGGAATTTGCAGTTCAAGGCGCATCGGAGGTTTACGGGTTCGTCCGGGAATCCCCGGGAAACAACGGGAAGAGATTAGCCATAAAAAATCGGCCCGACAGGTGCGCTACGGCACATTTCAGGATTTCTAAAGGTGGGTTTTCCGCAGGCTCGATAGCGTCCCGCTTGTCCCAGCCTGCGACAGTTTTTCGGCTAAACTTTCAACATCGCGGTATCCTTCGCGCAATACCTCAATTAACGATGGCTACGCTGTCGGACCTAAAACAAGATCACAAAAACGCTCGCAAGCGCACTGAAACCTCCGCGTCCCTCCTCAAGGAATCCCTGCAGCGTTACGGTCCCGCACGCTCCATCGTCATTGACGAAGACGACCGCATCCTTGCCGGCAATGGCACCGTTGAAGCCGCACTCAACCTCGGCATCGAAGGGCTCCGCATCGTTGACGCCAGCCCCGACGAAATCATTGCCGTCCGCCGTACCGGCCTGACCGAGGATCAAAAAGTCGGCTTAGCCCTCGCCGACAACCGCACCGCTGACCTAGCCGAATGGGACGCGGAAATGCTGCAGCAGCTCAGTAAGGAGCACGACATCAGCCCCTGGTTTGACGACCACGACGTTGAAGCCCTCCTTGAGCAGGTTGAGCGGCTAGATCCCGTAGAAGGCAACACCGACCCCGACGACGCCCCTGAGCCCCCTGCTGAGCCAACCACCAAGCCCGGTGACCTATGGATCCTCGGCAATCACCGCCTTCTCTGCGGTGACAGCACAAACCCGCAGCACGTTGAACGGCTGATGGATGGGCAAAAGGCCGACATGGTTTTTACTGACCCGCCTTACGGAATCCAATACGACGAATCATGGCGCAAAGCTGGCTCCAAGTATTTTGGTGGCTCTACTGACCACAAAGTTGCCAACGATCACATTGCAGATTGGAAAGACGCCTTTGCCTTAATGAATGCTGACGTTGCATACGTTTGGCACGACCATCGATTTGCAGGGCTTGTGTTTGATGGCCTTACGTCTGCTGGCTATGAAGTAAAGCAGCAAATAGTCTGGATGAAGCCTTTTGGCATTATGTCAAGACAAGACTATAACTGGCAGCATGAATGCGCTTGGTATGCAGTAAAGAAAGGAGCGTCGCACATTTGGGCTGGCGACAAAAAGCAAACAACTGTATGGCCAGCCACGGTCCCAAATCATCCAATGACGCCAGATGATGACGCTAGAACCATTCATCCAACACAAAAGCCAGTAGACCTAGCAATAGTTGCAATACAGAATCATCAATGCAAGTTGGTTCTTGACATCTTTGGTGGCTCAGGCACCACACTCATCGCCTGCGAAAAAACTAACCGCCACTGCCGCATGATGGAACTGGACCCCGCCTACTGCGACGTGATCGTCAAGCGTTGGGAAGACTTTACTGGCAATACTGCCGTCTGTATCCCCTCCGAAACCCACTTCAACGACGCTGGGGATGAGATCTGATGCCTGCCAAAGGTAGTACCAGGGCCGAAACTCAATACCGCGCTAGTCGCCTTGCTCGCATCATTGCAAGCGGTGGTAAACGCTCCGATTGCGTTCGTTATGCGGCAGAGACGTGGGGGGTTTCGGAGCGCAGCGTTGATAAATACATCAACCTTGCCCGTCAACAAATAAGGGAAGACTGGGCGCACGACACCACGCAAATGCTGGCAGATTTGCTGAGTCAAACCAGCACGCTCCACATGGAAGCCCGCAAGGCTGGTCAGCTACATATTGCCCTTGGTTGCATCAATACGATGGCCAAATTGGCCAAGCTGATTGCGTGAGCGTTCTAGCCGCTGTTGAGCAGCGCAGCATCCTCGCCATTCCTGGCTTTGCTGAAAGCCTGCCGACGGCAGCGCAGGCCATTGCCCGCGTCAAGACCGATCTCCTGCCGCATCAGCAGAAGTTTTTAGAAGACACTGAGCACCGCAAACTCGCCCTGGTCTGCGGGTTCGGTGCTGGCAAAACCCACGGGCTTGTTGCCAAGGCTGTTCACATGGCTGCCCTGAATATCGGGTACGTCAGCGCCTTGTTTGAACCGGTCGCCCCGATGCTCCGGGACATTCTGCAGCGCACGATGGATGACCTATTAGAAGAGTGGGAAATACCGTTTGATTTCCGCGTCAGCCCGTTGCCGGAGTACACGCTGCACTTTGCTGAGGGCAGCCACACGATCCTGCTGCGCACGATGGAAACGTGGAACCGTATCCGTGGTCAGAACCTCTGCGCTATTGGTTTTGACGAAGCGGACACGGCCAACAAGCGCGTAGCAGAGCAGGCCACACGCATGGCGCTTGCCCGTCTTCGTGCTGGCAATGTCCAGCAGTTCTATGCGGCCACCACGCCCGAGGGCTACGGCTGGGCGTTCGATACCTTTGACCGCAACGCCGGGGCAGACACTGCGCTGATCCGTGCTCGCACGATGGATAACCCGTTCTTGCCTGACGGGTTTGTTGACAGCCTGATGGCCAACTATCCCCCACAACTAATCAAGTCGTATTTAGAAGGCCAATGGGTCAATCTGAACACGGGCCAGGTGTACGACCGTTTTGATCGCAGCAAACACGTTGTTGCATCTGTCGCTGATTTCAGTAACGAACCATTGCGCGTTGGGGTTGACTTCAACGTTGGCAATATGTCAGCCGTGATTGGTGTGCGTAGCGGCAACAGACTGACGATTGTTGATGAAATCACCGGCGCACATGACACTGATGCTCTGGCGCAAGAAATCAAACGCCGGTATCCACAACACCGCGTTTACGTTTATCCCGATGCCTCGGGTGGTAACCGCTCAACCAACGCATCGCGCACAGACATTCAAATCCTTGAGCAGTACGGTTTCAGCAATCAATCTGGGCGGTCTAACCCTGCCGTGCGTGATCGGGTGGCTGCTGTTCAGGCTTTGCTGGAAAACGGCAAGGGCGAAGTCAGGCTGACCGTAAGCCAGGGCTGCCCGAAGTTGATCGAATGCCTTGAGCTGCAGAGCTGGACGGAGAAAGGCGAGCCGGATAAGGAGGCTGGCCACGATCACATGGTTGACGCGCTGGGGTATGTGGTGTGGCGTGAGTTCAACCCGCTGCAGGCTGGGGCTGGCCGTGGGACTGGGATCAGGCTGTACTGACGATTTGTGAACTGCCTACTGGGGTGCTTGCCAAACGGCAGGGGTATACCCCATAATTAGGGGACAGGGGGCGACCCCACCACTCACAGAAAAATGTTTCCTCGCAACGAAGTCCACACCCTCTACACCGAATCAGGCTTTGCCTGTGTTGAGTTCATCCTCTTCCCAAACACCGAAGAGGTTCAGGTTCAGACCTACGGCACCAAATTCTGCAAACAGGATCTGAAAAGCTGGCTTGCCCCTAATGCTCCCGCTCAATATCTAACCAAAGAGCACGCCCGCCGCGTTTATGCCGATTATTTGGCTAAGGGCTATGGCAAGCGTGTTTAGCTGCCTCGCCCCCTTCGGGGGGCTTTTTCTTTGCCGCTAACGTAAGGCCGCCGAAATATCACCATGGCAAAGCACCTTTGGCACGATCTTCAAGGCGCCTTTGACTCCGCCGTTGATTCCGACGGCGATTACGAATTCAACCTCGCCGCCGCTGCCATGCTCACCGCTGTTCAACAGTGGCTCTACGACGAAGGGTTTGACGAAGCTGGTGACGCTCTAGACGAAGAAATTCAAACCGCCGAAGACCACGGTTAAATTCAATCTGCTGGGTCGGTTCTGACCGTAAGGCTGAACGCCGTGTGTGGCGGTATCGGAGGCCCAGCCATCATTCACGATTAACCTATACCCATAGACTTTGTGCATGGCTAGGCGCAAAAGATGACGTACACCGGTTTCAGGCACTACGACCGGAATCTGACGCGCACGGCTACGCAGGTTCAGGATCCCAACGCAGTTTGGCAGGCACAAGAGCCGCATTGGATTCTGATCGAAGACCTGTTGCAGGGCACTTATGGAATGCGCCGTAAGCATCGGCGTTACCTGCCACAGGAACCACGCGAGCAAGACGACAGCTACGACAACCGCCTAGCGCGTTCTGTTTGTCCGCCTTACTACCAACGGCTTGAACGCATGTTGGCGGGCATGTTGACCCGTAAGCCTGTGCGTCTTGACGACGTGCCTGATGTTATTCGTGAGCAGTTATTTGATGTAGATCTTCAGGGCAATGATCTAAACATTTATGTTTACGAATTAGCGAGGAAAGTAATCCGTTACGGCCACGCTGGTGTTCTCGTTGATTTCCCCAGTCAAGACGACAGCGAACTGCAAAACATCACTGACGCCTCTGCATTGCGTCCTTACTGGGTTACCTATACGCCGCGTGACATTCTTGGCTGGCGTTCTGAGTTGATCAACGGCGCACAGCAACTGACGCAGCTTCGCCTGATGGAACAGGTAACAGTGCCCGATGGTGAATACGGCGAAAAGGTTGTACAGCAGGTGCGTGTACTGAAGCCAGGTTCTTACGCCTTATTCCGTCAAGACGACACTAAGGGAAGCTTTGAACAGGTGGCCGAAGGAACCACCAGCCTTGATTACATCCCGTTCGCCACTGCCTACTCCAACCGTGTTGGCCTACTTGAGTCGCGCCCGCCGCTGGAAGACATTGCCGAGCTAAACCTCAAGACCTACCAAATCCAGAGCGATCTGGACAACATGCTGCACATCTCGGCAGTGCCGATGCTGGCATTCTTCGGCTTCCCGTCTAGCGCCGAGGAAGTAAGCGCCGGTCCTGGTGAGGCCATCGCCTTTCCGTCTGAAGGCCGCGCTGAATACATCGAACCCAGTGGTAACAGTTTCAAGTCGCAGTTTGATCGTCTTGCTCAACTGGCAGCGCAGATCAACGAACTTGGCCTGTCCGCCATCCTTGGCCAAAAACTGAGTGCTGAAACCGCCGAGGCAAAGCGCATTGATCGGAGCCAAGGCGATTCCACCATGATGGTGATCGCACAGCAGGTGCAGGATCTGATTGATAACTGCCTGCGTTATCACGCTGACTACCTCGGCCAAGCGCAATCCGGCAGCAGCTACGTCAATCGTGACTTCATTGGTGCACGCCTTGAGCCTGCCGAAATCACTGCGTTGCTGCAGACCTACACCGCTGGCGTGATCAGTCAGAAAACACTTCTTGATCAGCTTGCACAAGGTGAAGTATTGGGCGATGACTTTGATGTTGAGGAAGAACTGGAAGCCACGCAATCTGGTGGATTGATTGAGCTTGGCGGCCCTGAAAACCTTGGCTCTGAAGACGTGATGGGCGAGGAAACCCCAAGCGGGGAAAGCCTTGACGATGAAATGCAATGACGCAATCGGGCGTTACACCTCGCCTGCTCAACGTTGAGCAATTCAAGCGGAAGATTGACCGCAGCAATCCTGTTGCCAATATCTACCGCAACGCCATTGATCTGAACCGTTTCAGTAATGCTGTTGCGCGGCAAATCGTGCGGGATTACAACGCCATCATCATCAGCGCCGTTGACGATCTGAAGCGCATTGATTTCGGTGAGGCAACCGCAGGCGCAGGCATTGTCAGCCCGTCATCTGTACAGGCGCAGCGTTTGCGCGTCATTCTTGCTCAGCTCAAGGAATCGCTAGACGGCTGGGCAGATCGCAGCACTGCCTATACCTCCCGTGAACTTCAAGGCTTGGCTGAGCTGCAAACGGAATTCGTCACTGAACAGCTTCGTCTTGCTGTTGCCGGTGGCGAAGTTGGTGGCCGTGGCATTGAGCCCAGCGTCGTGGCTCAGCAGGCAGTCAACACCGTTGAGGTTGCGCCAAACTTTGCGGCCAGTGTCGCCGGCGTTGATCCGACAGATCTGAACTTCACGTTGCCAGGTACGGGCCAGTTCAACCTGACCGCAGCACAAGGCGCAGCCATCACACTACCTAACGGCGAGGTGGTTCAAAAGGCGTTTCGCGGATTAGCCGAGTCACAGTCCCAGCGGTTTAACACCATCGTGCGCACCGGCATCTTGTCAGGTGAACCGACACCGCAGATCGCTCGGCGCATGGTCGGCAACCTTGAGTTTGGCCAACTTGCCAAGACCGCACGGCAACAGGCCCAAGCCGGTGGTGAGCTAACCAAAATGGCTGATCATCAGGTATTGACCGTTGTTCGCACGAGCGTGCAGCAGGTTGCCAACGAAGCCAGCCAACAGGTCTACCGCGCCAATCAAGACGTAACCAAAAAGTACCGTTACCTTGCCACGCTGGACAGCCGCACCTCAGCGATCTGCCGCAGCCTTGACGGGAAGGAATTCAAGTACGGCGAAGGCCCAATGCCACCGGTGCACTTCAACTGCCGTAGCACCACAATCCCAATCGTTGACTACCGCGCCCTTGGCCTGCGTCCGCCTGAGGAAGTGATCGGCCCTGCGCGTCGCGCTGCAGAAGGCGGTCAGGTTTCAGCTGACACAAACTACGGGCAATGGCTGCAACGCCAGTCCAAGGAATATCAAGCCGAAGTCCTGGGTAAATCACGCCTCCCGTACTTTGAAAAGCTCAGCAAAGAACTAGGCCCACAGCAGGCACTTGCTCGCTTTGTGCGCGAAGACGGCAGCGAAGTTAGCCTGAAACAGCTACAGCAGAGATATGGAAAACCCGAGCCTTAAGCATTTCCGCGACGGCTACGTTTACAGCGATCCGTTATACGCCTTGGTTGGCGAAACATGGATCAATGCCATCTACACGAACGAAGGATGGTTCACGCCTGATCTCGGCATTAAATTGATGGCAGTTACCGACTGGCGTGATGGCAAAGAAGCCGACCAAAGCCGAGAAGAAAATCAGCAAGGTGATGAGCGAGTACAAGGCCGGAACGCTGAAAAGCGGCAAGCAAGGCCCCGGCAAAGGCCCAACCGTCAAAAGCCGTAAACAGGCCATCGCCATTGCTCTATCCGAAGCTGGCAAGGCTCGCAAACCCAAAGGTAAAAAGTGATGGCGGCAAAGAAACCTGGCCTGTACGCCAACATCAACGCCAAGCGCAAACGGATGGAGGCAGGATCTAAAGAACGCAAAGCCCGCCGTGGCGAAGCTGACTACCCTGATCCCGGTGCCTTCAAGGCTGCCGCCAAAACCGCCAAAAAACGGAAGCCCAAAAAGTGAAAGGCAAGATCTGGGAAGGGAGCTGCACCTACCTCAAGTGTGCCGATGGCCTGATTGAGGGCCGATTCCTGTTCCCAGTGCCCAATTCACCTGAGGGTCTTGGTGCATTGATGGGTCGCCTTGCCGAAGGCGTTGAGGTGATTACCTGCACTGAGGGTGACGACGAAGACGACGAAGACGACGAAGATTAGCCTCGCTCAGCCTTGTGGATTCGGTCTTTTAGTTCTGCCACGTACTTACGCAACGCGTTGGCATTCTCCGCGTGCCATCTGTCGCCGGTCTTCAGATAAGCCTGTGTGTGCAGGTCAATCGCCTTCAGCATCTGGTAGATCACGGGGTTCCACGGCTCACGGATCGGTGTATCCCACTCACGCCGGGACATGACGTGCAAAAAGCATCTTTTACTTATACAGTTTGGTGGTAAACCCTACGGGTCACAATGTCTGACGAACAACTGCAGGAAGCTACGCAGACTGCAAGCAACGACGAACTGGAAAAGCTCAAGCGAAGCATTGAAGGCTTAGAACGCAAGAACTTTGAGCTGATCGGCAAACTTAAGGAACAGAAAGAAAAGGCGCCAGCAATTCCTGACGGCATTGATGTTCAGGAGCTGTTGGAATTCAAGCGAAAGAAAGAACAGGAAGAGCTTGAGTCAAAGGGCAAGTACGAAGAGGCCCTGAAGCAATACGCTCAGCAATTTCAAGAGCGCGAGGATGGCTACAAAAAGCGCATTGCTGAACTTGAATCGAAGCTGACCGTTAATCAACTGGACAATCGCGTGGTGGCAATCCTTGCCGAGCAGGGTGCCCACAATCCACACGATGCACTGCGCTTGGTACGCGATCAACTCAAGCTTGACGAACACGGCAACCCCGTAGCTGTTGATGGCTACAACGAGGTGCCCATGGATCAGTGGGTAGAACGCCTGAAGGCTGAACGCGGTTACCTGTTCAAGGCACCGACGGTCAAAGGTTCCGGCGCACCTGTCGGCGCTCGTGCAAGCTCTGGCGAAGTGCCGGCCGGCACCAAAAACCCGTTCACCCGTGAATACTTCAACCTCACGGAACAATCCAGGCTGTATCGCACTGACCGTGATTTATACGAACGGTTGAAGGCTGCCGCAAACAATGCTTAATATGTAACCGTTAGACGTGAATGGCTACGCCGTCCGTCATTGGGTTACGCCCGCACCGTAAATCAATTTTGGAGTTTTCACCGTGGCGACTCTTCGCTCCGATGTGATCATTCCCGAAATTTTTACGCCCTACGTCATTGAGCAAAGCACCCAGAAAAACGCCTTTCTGGCGAGTGGTGTTGCTCAGCCCATGGCTGAACTCAATGCAACCGAAGGCGGCGATTTCGTGAATGTTCCTTTCTGGAAAGCCAACCTGTCTGGCGATCTGGAAGTTCTCACTGATTCCACCAGCCTCACCCCTGGCAAGATCACTGCTGATAAGCAAATTGGCGTGATCCTGCACCGTGGCCGTGCCTTTGAGGCCCGCGACCTTGCTGCTCTGGCTGCAGGTTCCGACCCCATGGCTGCCATCGGCGCCAAAGTTGGTGAGTACGTTGCTAACCAGCAGCAGGCTGACCTGTACAAGTGTCTGGAAGGTGTGTTCGGCGCCCTGACCGGTGGCGATTCCCCTGCCTTCGATGCCCTGCGCTTCGATACCAGCACCCAAACCGCTCTGAGCCCCCGCCACGTGGCTAAGGCCCGTGCACTGCTTGGTGATCAAGGCGAAAAGCTCGCTGCTGTGGCTCTGCACAGTGCTTGCTATTACGACCTTGTTGAGCGCAAGGCCATTGATTATGTCCTGGCTTCGGATCTGGGTATCACTCCCGATACCTCCATGCCTGACGCATTCGGTGGTTCTGTGGCTTCTGCCTACAGCGCCGACTATCGCGTTCCCACCTACATGGGTATGCGCGTGATTGTGTCCGATGACATCACCAATTCCGGTGGTGTTTATGCCGCTTATTTCTTCACCAATGGCGCAATCGCCACGGGAGAGCAAGCGAGCATGAGGACAGAGACAGATAGAGACATCCTCGCCAAGAGTGATGCAATGTCTCTGGACATGCACTACATCTACCACCCGGTTGGTGCAAAGTGGGCCGTGACCACCACGAACCCCACCCGCGCTCAACTGGCCACGGTAGGTAACTGGAGCAAGGTGTACGAAACCAAGAACATTGGCATCGTGCGTGCTTCGGTCAGCTCCAATTACGACTGATAGGAGCAACTAACCATGGCTTCCCTTTTTGAAGTAACCGCAGGCAAGTCGATTGGCTATGTCAGCGGTACTGGCGGTGCTGTTACCCAGGCCACCAGCAAGTCCACTGGCGTCACGCTGAATAAGCCCTGTGGCGCCATCACCATGCACAACGCTTCGCTTGCCGGCGACGCTGAGGTTTCCTTCACGGTGACCAACAGCGAAGTGGCCGCGACTGATGTTGTGCTGGTTTCGGTCAAGTCTGGTGCTACCACTGGTAAGTACCTGCCTTTCGTGACCGCCACTGCCGCCGGCAGCTTTGAGATCACTGTTTCCAACGTTGGTTCTACCGCTGGCGAAGCTGTGGTGCTCAACTTTGCTGTGATCAAGGCAGCTGCTGCCTGATTGATTTTTCAGGCGAAACAACGGAGGGGTTTTTACCCCTCTTTTTTATGTTTGCGTTTATTTGAGGCTTGAATTGTCCAAGTCGCCCAACGGCAATTTTGAGGCTCATAATTTCCATATGGGTCAATTCTGTCCAGTGTTGTTTGCCCCGGTCTAGGGCCCATATCTTCAATGAATGCGGTAAAACTTTCCCATCTCTGACAAACCTTTACGCCCGAGCCTCCGTAGTAACGAAATGCGGCGTGGTTTGGGTTGTTGCAACGCTCTCTCATGCCTTGCCAAATCCGATACTCAGGTATTGCGCTTAATCCGTGAAATTCATATCGCGGAACACCGGCAACGCATCCGCAAGACTTTGAACGTCCACGTTTCAAGGAAGTTCCTTGAATTTCCCTTTGTCTACCGCACACACAGCGGCACAGCCAATAACAACGCTTGGCCCCGTTAGGCATTGTTCGCTTTATTGGTGCGTCACCAATGACAGTCCAATTGCCAAAGGTTTGGCCCGCAAGCCATAATGGAGTTCTCATCCTGTTCCGAGCAGGGTGCGCAAGGCTGGGAGCGCCAACTCGCCAGCCCAACAATTTTACAGCAAGGGAGCAAGATCATCGGACTTTTTGCTTTCCGCAGGCGCCAAGAGAACAAAGCGGCCAACAAGATCCAAGATCAAGAAACTGCACCTAAACTTGATACAGAAGAGCCGGCGCCTAAAAAGCGTCGCACTGTGAAGTCCAAAGTGGAGCCCACCGATGGCCATCTCGATTGACGCCACTGTTGGTGGGGCCTCGGCAAATTCCTACCTGACACTGGCGGCAGCTGAACTGATAGTTGAGGGTTTCGTTCAAGACGATGACGTAGCCGCTTGGGCGTCAGCCACGAACGATCAGAAGAATCGGGCGCTGTACACCGCAACGCAGCGCCTTGATCGTGAACGCTTTCTTGGCGCACGGGCTACCGATACTCAAGCTTTGCAATGGCCGCGTACTGGCGTGCGCAAGCCTGACACGTACATCAATACGTACGCTGTTGGGTTCCCGTTCCGCATCACTACGGACTATTACACCGACACCGAAATTCCTGATCAGATCAAAAAGGCTCAGGTCGTTCTCGCCGTTTACCTGAACAACAACAAAGACGGCATGGGCCTGAGCGGCATTGAAGATTACAAGTCGGTTCAGATCGGCACATTGCGTGTGGAGTCTGCGGGCGCCAGCAGCATGGCCACCGGAGCTGATCGTGTGCCGCCGTTGTTTGAACGCTATCTGACCGGGCTTAGAATCAGTGGACCGGGCAACTTTTCTATCAAACGGAGTTGAACATGGCCGATAGCGACTCCTACAACATTGGTTTTGAGTACATCAGTGATACTGCTGCTCACACCGGCCGGTTTTACAAGCTGTATGCCTTGGCCGATGCCGTGATCAGTACAGCCACTGTGCAGAACGCCAGCGGCAATACCTTCACCTCTGTGCCTCTTACCGCAGGCGACAGCATTGAAGGCGTATTCACCAGTGTGACACTGGCATCCGGCAAGATTGTCGCCTACAAGATCTGATCATGGCCAACACCAACAGCATTGATCCGAGCTACAGCATCGGTGCCGACTTTGTGAATACCACTGCGGCAAAGACTGGCCGGTGGGATCGCATCGTGATCGCCAAAAACAATACGTCGTTCACTGCCATCACAGCGCAGAACTACACGGGCAATACTTTGGTTGGTGAATCGTTCCCGGCTGGGTTTGAACTGCAAGGCGTCTTTACCGCGTTTACGCTGGCTTCGGCTGGCGCTGTCATTGCCTACAAGATCTGATCATGGCAAAAGCACGGGGCGGCGCATCTGTTGTTGACTACGCGGTTGGCGCCGAGGTGATTACCGACACTGTTGCCCATACCGGCAGGTTTAGTCATATCGACTTCTACGAAAACAGCACGGTTGACGCGATCATTTCGACCAACGTGATCGACAATAATTTTGCCGGTGCTGCCATTGATTCCGGTGCTCACCTGACTGGTTATTTCACCAGTATCAAACTTACAAACGGCGCCTGCATCGCCTACAAAATCTGATGGCACTTGCAACCTCATTGCGGAAGACCGCCAGCAAGCTGATGCTGAAATTTGGTGGCCAAGTCACCATCCGACGTATTACCACCGGCGCTTACAACCCAACCACAGGCGTGGCAACACCAACAGCATCGGAAACCGTTGTGCGTGGCGTGCTTGAAGATGTGATTGAGCGCGAGATCAACGATCTGGTAAAGAGCACCGATAAGAAGCTCACAATCGCCGCCGCTGATCTTGCCTACGAGCCTGCAGTGTCTGATCAGGTGACTGTATCTAGCCGCATTATGCAGGTGGTTGAGGTGCGCAAAATCGAGCAGGACAATACGCCTATTGTGTTTGAAGTATTCCTGAGAGAGTGACATGGCACGCACCATCAGGGTTGGTGAGATCGGTGATTACGCGGAACGTCAGTTAAATCTGTTGGTTAAAGCCGCTGTGTTGACCGCTGATCAACGATTGAAGCTTGCCAGCCCTGTAGATACAGGTCGCTTTCGTGCTAGTTGGGCGATTGGCGAAAACGCAGCACCTTCAAAAGGGCAGCCAGAGGGCGAGTATCCAAGTAACCCGGCGCCAACTGCAGTCAATTACAGCCTTGGCAACGAGCGTATCGGGAATGTTTACAGCATTCACAACAACCTGATTTACGCCGAACCCCTTGCACGGGGGCACAGCAAACAGGCGGAAGACGGCTGGGTTGATTCGATTGCCAAAGACGTTCAGACTTACGTCAACGCCGAAGCGGACCGGATTGGTCGATCATCATGAGCCTTAACACCGTCCGCGCCTACATCGAAAATCGGATCGCAACGGAGTTTGCCGCTTCGCCTGCTATTCAGGTTGCCTATCAGAACGTCCCTTTTACGCCGCCGAACAACGCAAGCTGGATTCAAACCAGCATTATCTGGGGTGACTCTGCCTACATGACGATCCTTACAACGTCATCGCGTGGCACTGGTGCAGGCTTTGATCGTCGTAACGGCACTCTTGTGTTCAACATCTTTGCTCCGCGTGGTGGTGGTCCTGGTGCTGGCCTGACGATTGCTCAGCGTTGCATCACCCTATTTTCACGTTTGCAGCTTGAAAATATAAAGTTTGACGCCGCAAATGGTCCGCGCACCATTGAACCATCGTCACCGGAAGGGTTTTCGCAAACGCAGGTCGTCATAACTTTTGAAGCTTATGAGCAAAGCTAGAATCTGATCAGCCAATACCGTTCACAACAATGGCTGTCACTGTTCTGTCCGGTACGTCCGGCGCCCTTTACTACAAGCCCGCTGGAACCACCGGAACTTTCGGTGAGTCTGGTGTGAATACTTCTACTGAAACCATCACGGTTGAGCCTTACCTGAATTTCAAGGTTGGCGATCCCGTCAAGTTCCGTGTTGTTAATAGCCAGACTGGCGAAGCTGGCACTGGCACCCTGCCCGCTGGCCTTTCTGCTGGTACTACCTATTACGTAATTGCCTACACCGCCAGCTCTGGTGCTCTGCAGGTTTCCGCTTCTGCTGGCGGTGCTGCTGTCAACATCACTGATGATGGCACTGCTGCTGCACCTAACGAGTTTGAGGTGTATTACGCCGATTATGCCGCCGTGGGCCAAGTTCAGTCCTGGGGCTTTGAAATTTCACGTTCGGAAATTGATGTTACAACCATCGGTCAAACCGCTGGGCAGTACGCACCTTTCCGTGCTTATATCCCCGGTTTCGCTGATGGCACTGGCACTGCCACTGTGTACGTCACCAACGAAGACAGCGCCCTGTCTAACCGCATGGTGGAAGACGTGCTGCAGCGTCAGCAAGTTGGTTGTGCCTTCAAGCTGTACACCGACAAGCAAAGCTCTGAGGCCCTCAGTCGCTCCATTGCCATGGATGCTGTGCTGCTGACCGCAAGCCTGAACGTCAACCCCGACGACGCTCAACAGGTTGAAATCACCTTCCGCCCTGCTGGCGTGCCGACCTTCGATTTCAGCACCTCCGCCTGATAGGCTTGCGAGGAATGTTCAGATCGGCCCCTGGGTTGCACCGGGGGCTTTTTTGTGTCTAAAGTGATAACAAGCACCTGATTTTTATGCCCGCACCCGCATCGTCAGCTCTTGCCCGCCTGAAAAAGGCCGCCAATCTGACGCCCGTGAAGCGTGTGGTGACCTTGGCAAACGGCGACGTGTTTGAGTTTTACAGCGCCCCGTTGACGATGGCCGAGCGCGAGCGTGCGCAGAAGATGCCTGGCGGTGATGATCCAAATGGTTTTGCGCTGAACCTACTGGTGACAAAGGCTGTTGACGATGCCGGGCAGCGCCTGTTTCAGGCCGGTGAGATTGCCGAGCTGAAGAACGAAGTGATGGATGCCGACCTGCAGGCTTTGATGCTGGCGATCATCACGAATCCTGAGGAAGAAAAAGACCTAGACATGAAAAGCCGTAAAGGCTGAGCTAAAAAAAGACAACCTGCTGTTGCTGCAGCTTGGGGTCGCCAAGGAGTTGGGATATACATTGGCTCGCCTGAATCAGGAGGTGACGCTAGAAGAACTGTTGATTTGGTCTAGTTATTTTGAGCTGCAAAACGAAGAGCAAGAACGTCAGATGAAGCGACGCCGGTAGACTGCTGATAGCAAAAGGGTTGTGCCGTGTCTGTCGTCGCCAACGTTGCCATCAATGTTGATAGCCGTGGCGCAACTCAGAAGCTGCGTGAGGTTCAGCAAGCAGCTCAACAAGCGCAAAGAGCATTAGAGGATATTGGCGGCGCTTCAGGTGCCAAGCCTTTTCGAGCCGCGAGTAGCTCTGCGTCTGAGCTGATCGGCGTATTAGGTCGATTATCAGCAGCATATCTTGGCTTAAGAACGGCACAACAGGCTGTTCAGGCTGGCATCCAACGCGAAGAATCAGTACGTCGGCTCACGTTTTTAGCAAAAGGTTATGGCGAAGTTGCGAGAGCGCAGGAATTAGCGGCGCAATCTGGAAGAACATTTGGCTTAAGCGCCAGCGAAAGTAACCAACAATTTGCTCAGCTGTACGGGCGGCTGCGTCCACTCAATGTCAGCCTTGAAGATATTAACGCTGCTTTTGTTGGCTTTAATACTGCCGCAAAAGTAAGCGGTGCTACAACCGCAGAAAGTGCCGGAGCTTTGCTGCAATTAACACAAGCTCTTGGTTCTGGTGTTTTAAGAGGACAGGAACTTAATTCTGTTCTTGAACAAGCGCCCGGATTGGTTATTGCATTAACCAAGGAGCTTGGCAAGCCGGTTAGCGAAATCAGGAAACTTGCCGAACAAGGCGAAATTACGTCTGACGTTGTTATCCGTGCATTGAAACGTGCGGGCACAGAAGGTGCTGATGAACTTGCGGCTGCAATGAACGGACCCGCTCAGGCGGTTAAAAATCTACAGAATGAGTTTGAGAATTTTCAGGTAGCAGCGACCCAAGATCTGATACCGACAATTGTTGACGCGATGAAGGGATTGCGTGAACTACTTATATCGCTAGGTCCAATCATTAGGGGAATTGGCGGAATTGCTGCCCAGACAATTGGAACAATTACAGATGTTATTAATGCGGCAACAAGGCCCGGGGCAACCGCTGCTGCTGTAGCAATTAAAGGCGGCCGCTTGCCTTTGGCGGGACTTGGTGGCATGTCTGGTGCCGGTGAGTTGTTCAAAGGCACAAGTGGAGCGTTTGGTACGGGGCTGACTGGGCTCAAGGCTGAAGCAGCTTTTCTTGCCAGGCAACGGCGCCAGCCTGTCACTGATGTTTTGTTGCAGTTAATGCAAAATCGTCTTCAGCGCATGGAGACACCTGCCGAAGTATCAACACCAGATCTACCGGCCACTTTCATTTCCTCTGGCGCCACAGACGGAAAAAAGGCAAAAGGAAAAACTGATGCAGAACGAGCAGCGGAAAGACTGAAAAAAGAAATTGAGCAATCTCTTGAGTTAGGCGATCGCTTGGGCACTGAATTCAAGCGCCAAGTGATTTTGCTCGATACAAGTTCAGAGATTGAGCGAAAAAGACTACAAATTCAATTTGACTTTGAAGATCGTGCCAAGCAAATTGGCGAACTAAAAAATGCGGAGCAACGGGTCAATCTGACCACTCTGAACAAAGAAATTAAACGACTTGACACGCTCAAGCTTCAAACCGAAGAGCTGAAAAAGCAAATTGAAGAATTTGGTAAGCGTGCTGGTTTGACCTTTGGGGAGCCGTTGCGCGGTGGTGCCGGTGCATTTAGAACTGATATCAATCTTGGTCCGGTAGATGATGCCACCAAGAAAACAGAAGAACTGAAAAAGCGTTTTGAAGAGTTGATTGATCCCGTCAATATGGCGATAACTGGTGCCCAAGGTATTGGCAGCGCATTCAGCAGCGCGTTTCAATCAATCATCACCGGTGCTCAGTCAACAAAACAAGTATTGGCTGATTTCTTCAAAGGTATTGGCGATGCTTTCGTTCAAATGGCAACGGAGATCATTGCTCAGATGGTTGTCATGTTTGCCTTTAAGCAATTGCTGGGCTTGTTTGGTGGTGGCGGCGGTGGCGCTGGGATGTTTAGTGGGCAAGGGCCCGTAACGATGCCTGCCGCTGGCGTTGGTGGCGGAGCATCAATGTTTGGTGCCGGTGCGCCTAGCTTTTTTGCGGAAGGCGGTTTTGTCACAGGACCAACTCGTGCACTTATTGGCGAAGGTGGTGAGCCCGAATACGTTATTCCCGCCAGCAAGATGCGTACCGCAATGGGTCGTTATGCGGCTGGTGCTCGTGGTGCTGCTGTCATCCCAGGCAAAGGCGGGACACAGGCTGGCGAAACCGGCGCTGGTGCCGCCACAATGGAGCCAATCGACGTGCGCTACAGCATCGAACGCATCAACAGCGTGGATTACGTCACTGCAGACCAATTCCAGCGCGGAATGCAGCAGGCTGCAACTAAGGGCGCTCTCGAAGGTGAACGCCGTACACTACTTCGTCTGCAACAATCACCAAATACTCGTAGCAGGATTGGAATCTAATGGAATTCAACCTGGGGCATTTACTAGAAGCAACCGCCCAAAACGGCACTATTTACCGTTTTCAAAATTTTGCTGTTAGCACAGATGTTACATATCTTGAACAGACTTTCGCATTTATACCGTTTGGTTTTTCCGGGGCAACTGCCAGCCTCACAGGAGATAACTTGGATGCCTCAATCATCCTTACCCAATCAAATTTGGCGCGAGCATGGGCGGAACAAGCTATCGCTGAACGTTGGTTAGGCGAAATCAGTGTTTGTCTTGTGAATCCAGAAACAAGAACCGTTTCCCGAGTTCTATACGAATATGTCGGCACTGTTGCCAATGGTGGGTGGTCGCCAGAGCGGATTGAGTTAAGACTCAACACTGTTATGGATTCTGTTAAGGCTTCGATCCCAAACCGCAGGTTGTTGCGTAATTTGGTTGGTAATCTTCCTATCACGGGCCAGGTTCGTGTGTGAAAACCTAATAGGTCTGAAATATCGCCTTGGCGCAGATGGCAGCAATGGCGAGATTGACTGCATCCATCTTGTACTACAAGCGTTGCGCAACATGGGGTTTGATGCGCCCGACTGTGATCGTCGCTGGTATCGAATGTCAAAAAGCGCTATTTTGGAAGAACTTCAGCGTTACACAGATCAGGTTGCGCACCCCGTCTACAATGGCGACATTGCCGCTTGGCACGATCAGCGGCCTGCGTTTGGCGTAACATGGGAAACCGGGATTCTATTCGTCAATCAGCAAACCAAGCGCGTGGACTGGAAGCCGGTGGACGCCTTTACGATCCACCATTGCTTCCGTATGAAATCGATTTAATTTATACGCTTGGCTGCACAGAGGAAGAATACAAAAAGTTTGTTCGTTTTGTAAAAGAAAACGCGTGTATTAGGCCCTCGGACTACGAGCATATCCCAGATATTGTTGCGGGTCCTATTACACCTGTTGCCGCAATTTTTATCAATTTGGCTGTTGGTGTAGCCTTAACAGCAGTCTCAGCCTTATTAGCGCCAAAACCTGATATTGGAGCTTTTGAAGAGCGCAAACGTGTTCGCAGTGCTCGCCTGCCAAATCAAGTTGGACCGTCACGATTTAATCAGACATCTGCCTTTGATAGCGTTTCTGCTTTGGCAGAGTATGGCGATATTATCCCCATCCCGTTTGGAAAAATGGGGACGGATAGTGATGGCACATTAACTGGCGGTCTTGTACTTGCTCCTGCACTTGTTTGGAGTAGGTGTTTTTCTGAGGGCACACAACAACGCTTCAAGGGTCTTTATTGCACGGGAGAATATGGAATTGCTGCCCCAACGCTAAAAGGCCTTTGGCTTGGCACTACGCCAATCAGTGCCCTTGGAACACGAGAATACTGTGTTTATTGGAAGTCAAGAGCTGGGTCAAATAGAATTACAACAAGCGATCGAATTGCTGGTACAAATATTGACGTTGATTCAGGCGATCCGTTAGAGCTTGATGGTATTACAGACCCATTTGTTGCGCCAGTTGCCAATGCTTTTTTGGATGCTGGTTTTTGTATGGCGTATAACCCGAATGCCAAATCGACATTTGGGCAATACAACCCAATTCATAACGGCAGCGCATTTCGATTTAACTGGGAAGTCGTAAGTCTGCCTAAGTCACTTCGTTCTGATGACGAAGGAATGCGTGAAGCGCGTTCGTTACGAAGAAAAATTTCAGGCGATGATGGCGATCAACCCCTGGGTGGACAACCCGGCACTGGACGCGCCTACGGCCGTCGCATGGGCTTAATTCGTCATACCCCCGTTGGAGGGGAAATGACCGAGTATCAAGATCGGACAGAAATCAATGTAAAAGCAAATGACACAATTGTATTTCGTATCAATAGTCTTGACTGGAATGATTTTGCGGCTAGCGATTATGTAAGTAACGACAAGAATATCGGAAAATCGTTGAAACAGTATGGCCACAATCTAAAAGATTTAACCAGTGCCGCAGATACATGGCGCGTTAGAGCAGACAATTTGCTAACCGTTGGCAGTCGTTGGATGATCGGCGCAAGTCAATGGGTTGTCATTTCTAGGGATGCCTCATCACCAAAGAAAATCTGGGAACGTGGTTACAACGTCAATGTAACTCTTAAGTGTGTAAGCACTACTGGCACGGCCAAAATTGGCATTGCTGGTATGCGTGCATCAACCGAGCCTCTAGGAGGAGATGAGGGCACCGCAAAAAATCCCACAAAACATTGTGGGGCAGCTTTCTATAACCTTGTTCAATATGATGTTGCCACTGTGCGCATGGTGCGCATTGCGGACACCATTGAAGTAGGGATTAAATCACAGGTATGGAATCGCGCTAGCGGATTGTGCAATTTCAATGCTATTCCTAGCCCAGAAACACTAAAAAGAAAAGACGATAAAGAGATACAGCTTAATACGCCAAGAATGGATAAATATTTCGAGCGCACTTCATGTTTTTCAATATGGGTGCGTCCAATTCCAGAGTGGAAAGAAACCGATCAGCCTTTGCAGGCGTGGTCAAGAATTCCGATTATTTTTTGCGTAACAGGTAATTCTCCTGTTGACATGTATAACTATGTTCGTATCAGACCACGCAATCGCGGCCGCTACGAGTTTCGATTTATTCCCCACAGCGGCAGCGATATTGCCATTTTTCAAGGAAAAGACACTATTTTTTGGCGGCTAAATAAACAGGTTGGCACAACCATTGGAGAGGACTTTGAAACAACATACGGAAAATTCAGGATGACAATTGTTGGGGACAAGGTAGCCCAATCTGCCATTGCCATCAATCCCGAGCTTGTAGCTGATCCCAATAAAACAATTTCTGAAACAACGACAACTGAATCCAAGCCTAAATCTATATCCGTTGAAGCTTTTGTTGCAGATAATCTCAATGCAAATTTTGTTCTTGTTGCCTACATGGATCAGGCGCTAGGAGACGCGGCCACACAAGCTGGCGAAACAAAGAGCGTAAACCTTACTTTCAATGGTGGGACTGGCAGGACAATTACCGTTAAGTTGACAGCTACATCAACCGAAGCTTCTTCTGGGCCAAAGCACATTGAGCTTTTTGGCAATAAGTGGAGTTGGGTTGGGAGTTATTCGTTCACTATTGTGTCGTCTACCGGTTCATGGGCCGCTAATGATGCAGCGTGGAATACGCAAGTTTTAACACGAACAAAATACAGCCAACATTATGGATACAAGGAAGTTGCCGTAAAACTGAAGATTGACTCAGTAACAGCTGGGACAACCGTCACTTCGGTAAGCGTTGACGAAGAGGGCCGCATTTTTGAAGAGAATAGTCAAGTCAGTGATTGCAGCCATTACGTTGAACTTGAAAAATCTTGCGAGCAAGGCCCTGAACATCAAATCGTTTATGTGAACGAGGCGATCGCCGATGACACAGTGGCCCAGTACGAAGATATGAGCATGATCGGTTTAAGCATCAAATCCAGTACCAGCCTTAAAACTGTTGATCAACTGCGGGCATGGATAGAAACAGGCATTGATGTTGTTCGTTTGAATGACGATGATGCCGTTGGCCCAAGCAATCAGTTTACGGATCTTGTTTACTATCTCCTCACCAATAAAAAACAAGGTGTTGGCGGCCTGGTCAATTCTTCGCTTATTGATGTTGAATCCCTTCGGACAACAGGCACATTTTTACGTGCAAATAAAATTCAATACAATACTGTGCTAGAGACACCGCAGAACTTCCGTGAGTTCATGGCGAGCCAAGCGCCATTGCTACTGTGCAATTTTATTATTAAAAACGGCAAATTTGGCATGATGCCAGCGCTGCCAACAAATACAGATGGCACGATTAATACGAATGCTGTTGTTGTAGAGCAAATCTTTAGCGCAGGCAACATCATTGAAGGCAGTTTCAGCCTCTCATATTTAGAGGCGGCACAACGTGAACCTTTGAGCATTTCTGTTCGGTATCGCGATGCAATTCCTTACGAACTGCCCTCAGAACTATCTTCAATCGTAAGTTACAACACCAATAAATATGGAACAACGATAACGGAAAATTATGATCTTACGGCATTTTGTTGCAGCAAAACACAGGCATTGCTTACCGCACGGTTTTTACTTGCTGTCAGAAAACACGTTGATCACACTATCAACTTCAAAACTGTTCCGGATGGGCTTTCGATTGGTCCAGGATCATACATTCGCGTATTAACGGAAGACACTACATACAGTGCTGGTAACAATGCGCTCGTTTCACCAAATGGAACAATAACTAGCGTGAGTCTGATTCCAAATGGAACGTATCAGGCATATGTCTATGCTCCTGGAAGCACAGAAGTAACTACCCAAACCATCACAATTTCAAACGGAGTTGTAACGCCTGCTTTGGATACAGGAACAACTTTGATCAGCATCCAAAACACAAATTACAGAAAAGGCGTTTATCAGGTGGAGCAGTTGACGCTTGACGAAGATGGTTTGGTTGAAGTCGCCGCTGTGGCTGTACCGACAGACGCTGATGGTCGCAGTAAAGTGGCTGTGGACGTAATGGATTCGTCATTGTTTGAATACCTTGACTAATGCCCTATCCAACGCTTGCTCCTTCAACCCGCGATTACGCTCCAGGTGATTGGCCGGTCAAGGTTTTTCCTGCGCAATCTGGAGCAGAAGTACGCATCCGGTACGGCAACCAGCGAACAAACCCAACTTTGGCGCTGAGTTACGACAACATTACGGATGCCAATGCCGACGCTTTCCTTGTTCATTACAATGAAACACAAGGCACCTTTTTGACTTTTACCTTGCCAACAGAGGCGCTTACTGGCTGGAGGGGTGCTGCGTTAAATGCAGGTAGCGGCACCAATGCTGCTTGGCGTTATTCGTCGCCACCGCAGGTGACCAATATTCGCCCTGGGATTTCCAGCGTTAGAGTTGAACTGGTGGGAGTCATCTAATGGCTAAGGTCTATACCGGTCGCGATGGACGCCTGCTAATCGACGGCGTTTCCCAGCTCAAGGTCAGCAACTGGACTTTGACTGGCTCCCTCGAAGTTCTTGAGACAACCACACTGGGACAAGCACAGCGTAGTTATGTACCTGGCGTTCAGGAATTTAACGGCAGTGCCACACTTCTGTATTACAAAGACGACGAAGATCGTAACGATGCCGCTACGGCATTGAAAAAAATTCTACGTGTTGATGGTGTAGCCAGTACAGACACTGTTACGTTACGTCTTCGCCTTAGAGACGGAACAATTGTCAATGATGTTGAACTAACTGCATACATTACAAGCGTAAGTTTTGGTGCCAGTGTTGGGGAAGTTACTCGTGCAGAGATTTCTTTCCAAGGCACAGGGGCCCTCACTGCGGTGACAATCTAATGGGACTTTATTTAGGCAATGTCGGCAATATTGAGCTGACGCGCAAATCATTGGAAGGCAATAAAACTTCTATCGTTAATCCATCCGATGTAAATGCGAATAGGGATCGTTTTAGCTTCGATTTTGATTCTGGTTTTTTAATCAGTGGCGATCTACTGGAGCTTTCGACAACTGACGGCACAAATTTAGATTTTGTTGCAGCAAGCGGATGGGCCAATAATACAGTTCAAACAAGCGGGAACTGGTACGCCTACGTTGATGATTTGGGCGGAATTAAGTTGTACAGCAGTTTTGATGCGAGCCTAGAAGGCGGTTCAACTGGCTTGATCCCACTTACTGCTATCGCACGCGACATTCCAATTCGCGCCGTAATTCGTGATCGTGATTCGCGACTATTGGCATCGGTAACAGAGTACGAACTGAACACTAATCGTGAAGTTGTTGATATTACAACTCTTAGTGACGAGCATCGCCAGCAATACAGCAGTTTGATCACTGGAAGTGGACGACTGACCGCCCAATGGGATTACGTTAATAATGGCGAAGTAGAGCCTGTCAATTATTTAATGCAGTTAGTGCTTAGGACTGAAATTGGATCCGCATTTCACGGTAAATTTTATATTAAATACCCCAATACGACTGCACATGCTGGGTCGTTTGCGGCAACTCAGATCAATGACGCCCTATGGTGGGAATTTGATGCTCTTGTGACTGCTAGTGCGGTCAGCTTTACCACTGATGCACTTGTGGTCGGCACAATTGATTTTGTTGCCACTGGACCGATTCGACTTAAGGCTCAGATATTGCCCAACCGCTATCTGTTGCAGGAAGACACAGGCAAGATCGAGCTGGAGCAGGATCCAGATTCCTTTATGCTGTTGGAAGAACGGGAGTAAGACTTAGACTCGGTGTAACTGTAATCGTCACACAGGCACTGAGGCATGGCCGACCTTCGTATCAGCGAACTAGCGGCACTTGCTGGTAATGACCTTGCCGCAGGTGATCTTCTGCCGATCGCAGACGTAAGCGCTAGTGAAACCAAGCGAATCACTGTTACCGATCTGGTGGGCAATGCCACCACACTGATTGCTGACGCCACAATTCCCGGCGCCAAAATTCTCTTCAATAACAATACTGTTGCTGGTGCGGCCCTTCAGAACAGCAGCGTTACAGAAACTCAGTTAGCGAATGACGCAGTAACAGCCGCAAAGCTGGCCGACGAATCCAGCGTTGATCTCGTTACCACTCTTCCCGCTAGTGGCGCTTTTGTCGGTCAAATTGCCTTGGATACCGATGACAGCAAAATTTATTGCTGGGATGGTACAAGTTGGATCAGCCTTAAAGCAGCTGGATCGATTAACAGCGTTCTTGGTAGCAGCAGTGGAGTAGTCAATATCAGTGTTAGTACATCTGGGGATGAAGTCACCATAAGCACAACACTTGATAACACCGGTGCTGCAGCTCAATTTTTAGCCGGTCCAACTGGAGGCGCTGGCGCAGTAAGTTACCGCACGATTGCTTCAACGGATCTTCCTACTGCAACAACTTCCACTAAGGGCGCCGTAATTGTTAGTGGAAACGGCTTAACCCTAAGTGGCGATACCATTGCAATCAATAATACTGTAAGCAGTAGTGCCACAAGACATCTTGTTACATATACAGCCAACGGTTTGATCACCGACGGAGGCATAATTGGGCCATCTGATTTGCCTATTGCGACAGAAAGTACCGTTGGGGCAATTAAACCCGGGACTGGACTTGGTGTTGACGTTACTGGTTTTCTGAATCACGCAAATACAGTTACCGCCACTACGGGCACCAAAATTACATATGACACTGAAGGCCATGTAACCGCATCTGAAGGTCTAATTGCTACAGATATTCCAGATCTAGATACCGCAAAAATTACAACGGGAACTTTCCCAACAACTCGTATCGCTAATGCGGCTATTGTTGCAAATAAACTTGCTAACTATTCTGTAACAGCGATTGGTGAAACTCAACCGGTTGCAGATCATATTGGCCAGTTTTTCTTTAACCCAATTACCCGCGAACTTTACCTGTGGGATGGCAATGTTTATCAGCCAGTAGGAATTAGCGCAGGTGAAATTATCCTCGCTGGCACATACGACGCCAGCACTAATCTTCTTGATTCTGTAACCGTTGAAGGCCTTGCCGCTGGCTTTGTAAATGGTCAATCCTTGCCTGCTGCTTCTGCTGGTAATAACAGATCTTATGTAGTTGTTAGTCAATCAGGTACTGGTACAGCCCCTGCTCCAGCTGTAACCCTTGAACCGCCAGATATTTTGCTTTCAACCGGGACAAGTTATGTACTGATTGAAACTTCGGAAACAATCACGGCGCAAATTGCGTCAAATATCGGCTTTACACCTTATGGAACAATTGCCAGTACCAATGTCCAAGGTGCTATTGCAGAACTAGACGACGAAAAGTTGCCAAAAGCCGGTGGCACAGTGACCGGTCAGCTGCTGATTGGTGCGGCAGGCAGCTTGGTATTTGAAGGCGCTACAGATAATCCCTTCGAAACCACTCTTGCAGTAACTGATCCAACCGCTGATCGCACAATTACCTTCAAGGATGCAACCGGAACAGTTGCCTTGACTAGCGATCTAAATGATGGAACTTACTAAGCTGAAAGGGTAATTTCCGGCCTAAGGGCGTTAAGGAATGGCTCTCCAACATCTGCGCAGCAGCACTGCTCACAAGCGCCCTTTGCCGGCCGGCGTAAGTGATGGTCAACTCGCCATCAATACCAACCTCGCTAGCCCCGGTGTTTTCTTTAAGGACAGCAACGGCGATCTTGTTAAGGTCGGTCCTGTCCATGTTGGAGCAACTGCCCCTAATGCCAGCCCTGCTTCAGGTGGTCAAACAGGCAATACTAAAGGCGAGCAGTGGCTTGATACCAGCGGAACTAATCCCGTTCTAAAAGTCTGGGACGGTAGCGCGTGGCAAAGTGAAGCCGGCGAATTTGTTAATGCCAGCGGTGACACCATGACTGGTGCGCTGGTGATGGATAATCAGCAACAGGTTCGTTTTCGTGAAGCCACTGCTAACGGCACTAACTACATTGCTATTCAAGCGCCCGCATCTGTTGGGTCAGATCGCACGCTGACATTGCCCGATGCAACTGGAACATTGGTTAGCACGGGTGATACGGGCACTGTAACCTCGACAATGATTGCTAATGGCACCATTGTTGATGTTGATGTCAACGCCTCTGCTGCCATTGCCGGCACCAAGATCAGCCCTGACTTCGGTAGTCAAAACGTCACCACCACAGGTACGGTTACTGGTGCAAGCCTGATTCCAAGCAGCAGCACCATTCCCACAAATGGGGTTTATCTACCTGCCGCAAACACCGTAGGCATCTCGACTAATAGCACGGAGAGGCTCAGGGTTGATGCGAGTGGTCGCGTGTTGGTTGGCACATCTACTGCGCGCACAAACTTTCTTAGTGCAGGTGTTACAGCTCAAACTCAACTTGAAGGAACGGATGCAAATACTACATCTTTTGTTATTACCAGAAACTCTGTTAACAGTGCTAGCTCAATTCTAGGTTTTGCCAAATCAAAAGGAGCTGCAGTCGGATCCAATACTATTGTTATTGATGGCGATCAGCTAGGGAGAATCAACTTTGCTGGAAGCGATGGAACTTCCTTTATTCTTGCAGCAGAAATTGAAGCTCGAATAGACGGTACCCCTGGCACTAATAGCATGCCAGGCAGGATCGTGCTGAGTACAACTGCGTCTGGGGCGAGTGCTCCAACGGAGCGACTGCGTATTGATTCATCGGGTCGAACGTTGATTGGGACGACTAGTGCGTTAAACGTTGGTTCTTACAGCTCTGGTTTTGAAGGTTTTCAAGTTGCTGGCACTACAAGCGCGGCCAGGGCTTCCTTATCTCGATGGGATGCAAGCACGGCAGATCCCGGTATCACTCTTGCAAAAAGCCGTGGCGGAACTGTAGGTACTAACGGCATTGTTTCTAGTAGTGATAATATCGGAAGAGTTGAGTTTACCGCTGACGACGGTACCTCTTTCTTAACTGCTGCACGAATCCTTGCCCAAGTAGACGGTACCCCTGGCACTAATGACATGCCAGGGCGCCTTATATTCTCTACAACCGCAGACGGAGCGAGTACTCCGACTGAGGCGATGAGGATTAACAATGCGCAAGAGCTACTCATTGGTTACACCACCGACAACGGCGCCTACCGTCTACAAGTCAATAGTCAGATCTTTGCCACAAGTGCAACTATCGCTACCTCTGACGGACGCTACAAGGAAAACATTGCAACACTGAATGGCTGCATTGATCTTGTTAAAGCACTCCGTCCAGTTTCATTTGACTGGAAGCCTCAGCAAGATATTACCCGTATTAACGACGATGGTAATGAGGTTTTAGTACGTGAGGGCCACAATTTCCCAGGTGGTACTCAGGTTGGATTCATTGCACAAGAGGTTCAGACTGTTCTTGCTGGCAAACCTTGGCTTAATAGCGTTATTAAGCAAAACGTTCGGCCTGCTGTTATTAGTTCTGACGGTAATGTACTTGCTCCAGAGGAGGAGTTCCTTGGCATTGCCGAAGGCAACCTGATCTCTGTTTTAACTTCCGCTCTCAAAGAGTCGATTGAGCGCATCGAAACCCTTGAAGCCAAAGTTGCTGCTCTTGAGGGCGCGTAGTCCCCTTCACTAGCCACCTCCTAGTTTCCTCCTAATTAGGAGTTCCTAGTCCACGTCACTAGGCGGGCAACCGGCCTACTCAACAGGTTGCACAACCTTTAGCTTTAACCATCGCCACATCACTCATGGCCACCACCTTTACTTGGAAGATTGCGCAGCTGGAGCGTGAAACCAGCGACGGCTACGTGTTCACTGCTCACTACACCGTTGATGCCAATGACGGCACCTACAAAGCTGGTGCCTATGGCTCGTTGGGTTTTGAGCGCCCCGAGGGTGAGTTGATCCCTTTTGCTGATCTCACCGAAGAGCTGGTGATCGGCTGGGTCAAGGAAGCCCTCGGCGGCAACGAAAAAGTTGCCGAAATTGAAGGCGCACTACAAGCTCAAATTGATGAGCAACGCAATCCAACCAAAGCCGCCGGTGTCCCTTGGGCCTCCTGACCACCGCTGGAGCACTACTGCTGATCCTCGCCATTTTCGGGATGATGGCTTGGCAGTGGTGTCATACTTCTGATTGGCAAGACCGTTATTGGTAATGGCAGTCAAAAGTAAAACAGCCCTGGGGCGTGTCGACCACAAAGCCGGCCGTCCTAAAACTACGAAAGATGGCTATGGTCAAAACTCTCGTCCTCGGAAAAGAGGGAAAAAACCTCTTCGTGGTCAAGGGCGATAGGAGCAAATTTCCCGTACAAAAATTTTTCAGCCACTTCTCGGGCCGCAATAGCGGCCTCTTTTGTTGCATAAGAGCCCAAATGCAAACCTTTTCCCTTGAGGACTACATAAGCCTTCCAGTATTCAATGCCACCAATTACGGCACGAGTTATACCCTGCTGGCCAGATGTATTGTTTCTGCGAATTCTTCTACAGTTGCGCATGTTTTGCATATGAGTAGCCAAGCGCAAATTTTCAGGTGAATTGTTGGAAGGATTTCCGTCTATATGGTCAATGAAATAATTTTGCGGATCTTGCTGGGTTCCCAAGTAATACGCGACTCTATGGGCCAACATTTTGTGCTTGTGTTTTTTGACTTCGATGTAACCATCTTTACGCCTGTAGCCAGCTCTTTTACCGATTAAATCCGGGAAGTAATTTGTGCGCCAAACAAGATCGGGGCCTTCAATAGCGAACCACTCCTGCAAATCGGCTAACGGTGGTAATGGTTTGATGCTGCGCGTTGTGGCCACAAAAACGTGTAATAACCAGGGGCAACCCTAGCACACGACAAAACTAGGGGCAGAAACTGATCGGCCAAGGCAGCTAAATTAGATCAAGGGTCGGCGCTATGCCTCGCAATGGACAACCACGAAGAGGCATACACGGCATCGCCTGAACCACCAAATCCGTTTAATCAAGCCGTTCCAGCTCTTTTGACCGCAGCGGTTTTAGGGTTGGGCGGTCTTTTTATGCAGGTCGCCAAGCTTGATCAATCGGTCAACACAGTAGTGGCCGACATACAAGAACTCAAAAACGACAGCAAGGAACGGTTAGCTGATCTTGAAGGAAGGGTTAGGCAAATTGAGATGACGGTTGGCAGGCACAAATAACGCCGTACACTGAAGGAAAGCGTTGATTCGTCATGGATCCCACCACCGCTGCCGTTATCGCAATCATCATTGCTGCCGGCTCTGAGATCATCAGCCTGTTGCCGATCAAGGAAAATAGCTGGATTCAACTAATCCTTAAGGCTCTGAAAGTGCTGTTCCCAAAGCGTTGAACGCCGATACGGTATGGCTAACGCGGTTTGGCGATAAGGACTGGCGGCATCACCTACGTCGTTGGGCCCAGGATTACAAATTTGAGAAGACGCTCAAGCCGCGCTTAGACCGTGAAGAGCAAAGGTGGCATCAGGCGCAGCCAGAGGAGTCGAAGCCTGTTGTTGTGCACCACGAAATTGACGATACGCTGCAGACTGGTGACAGCCGCTTACTTGGTGGCGCCATGAGCATTCACGCCCCTTGGAGCAATGACGCAAAATCAGATTCGCCTGATTGATCTGTTTCGGTTTTACAAGGCTGGCCTGCCACATCAAATGGCTGCTGTCAGTGAGCTTGAGGAGGCGATTAACAAGGCCAATCCGCACATCCTTGGTCGTGATCAGGCGTGGTTCAAGACCTGGAGCCAATCTGGCAAGCAAGAGGAAAATAATCTGCAGCCTGCGCTTGATCTGATCAAAAAATGGGAAGGTCTGCGGCTTGAAGGTTATATCTGTCCGGCTGGCGTACCGACTGTTGGTTATGGCCATACCGGGCCAACTGTGAAGGAAGGAATGAAGATCACGGAAGCTGATGCTGAGGCGTTGCTTCTGTCTGATGTTGAGCGTTTTGCCAGTGCTGTTGATTCACAGATCCGTGTGCCGCTAACAGACAATCAGCGTTGCGCATTGATCAGCTTTACGTTCAATGTTGGCACTGGTGCATTGATGGATAGCACGCTGCGTAAGCGGCTAAACAATGGCGAAAATGCGCAAAAGGTGGCGATGGAAGAGCTGCCGAGGTGGAACAAAGGTGGCGGCAAGGTGCTGGAAGGCTTGGTACGCCGTCGGCGTGATGAGCTTGATCTGTTCCTCAAAGGCACTAAACCGCTGACGAATGATGTGCGTTTTACGCCTGATAAGCCGTTCAATTTTCAGGTAACGCCGAACATTAAATACGGCGAGTTGACATTAAACCAAGAGGCCA